GGATGAACGTGTTACTCTCACTGTGCCCTATTGGATTGTACCTTGGGGTGAAGTTTTCAGCTCTACCTCTCACAATCGCGGCGTTAAGGGAGACGCTTCATACTTATTGAGATCTGAAACTTTTCGTACGTATGAACGGCGTGTTTTTTCAAGCTCCGATGTAAAGCTTCGGTTTGATCCTTTCCTTAATTGGAAGCGTTGGATTGATGCTTTCGTACTAGGTTTCGCAAAAACGAGATCTAGTCTTCGACATCTTAAGTGATGTTTTCACTCAAAAGGACATGAAAATGACCACACGCAACACTAAGTTGTATAGTCGCGATTCGAACGGTGTTACCTATTCAGACCCTTTGTCTGTTTCGGGTTACTCCGTCCGTTTCAAAACGGTTCCTGCACGGAAGACCATTGATGGGCTGCTTTTGCAGAACGTTGCCACCGAAATTATCATCGCTGATACACATCCTGTATCGGTTGGTGATAAGACGGTTAACGATCCGCTGAGCATCCGCATCCGTACTTCCGGAGCTGTTAACAGTTCTGCTCGCATCACGGCCGTTCTACAAGCCGTCGCGGCGCAGCTGCCAACCTGGGTGTCGGAAGACGTGTTTCTCGGTTATGAGCCTACCACTGTTCCAGTTAACGTCATTTAACAATTAACAATATGAAGTATATTGTTATTCTAATGTTATCTGTCGTCGTCTTGAAAGTGTTTGGCATCATTTAACCTAGGAGTCTTCCATGACTTTTCAAAGCACAATCCGTGCCTTTCAAGGTACTCTCGCTAACTTCCATTTTAAGGATGAACAACGAGACTTCCCTGAGGAATTTGCTGTTAAAAGATTCCTCAAGAAGTTTGAAGTACCTGATCTAAAAGCGTCCGCCCTCCGTAAACAGAAATGTTGGGAGGATTGGATTAATTCCGATCAAAGCCTATCCAGGGTAACAACAGCGTCTTTTCTCTTAGTCCCTGTTTTGTATAAAGCAAGAGCCGACCTTCACAGGTTTCGCTCCCAGATTAAATTCAACACTTGGGACTTGCCGAAAGGGAGTGAATACTTCCCAACGGCTGGTCAAAACTCGATCGAGTCTCGACTCAACCGTAGCAGATGGTCTTGCACGCATGACAACTTCGAGCGTTTCGCCCGTTTTGTCTATTCGTGCAAGGCCATGAAGAGAGCGTTTAGAAAACGCTACGAGCAGTGGTTCTCAAGAAGTTCATTTATAGAATCGAGGCTTTATACAGATAAACTATTGTATAAACGCTTTAGCTCAATTTCCGACAATCCCACCTGGGATTGTTTTTTATGGAAACTGAGTCAAATCACTGAGTTTACTCAGGGCAGTCGTTTTACGACTGTTCCTAAGAACAACTTAGTTGATAGACCTATTAATGTGGAACCTATTGGGAATCTAGTCGTACAGAGGCAGATAGGGAATTATATTCGGTCCGAGCTTAAAAGGCTCTATGCCGTTGATCTCGACAACCTCGCT